AGCACCTTGAACATGTAATGCTTTTAAAGGTGAGGTGCTTCCTACTCCAACTCTATTGTTTGATGCATCGACATGAAGAGTGTTTGTATCTACTGTTAAATCACTACCGATAGCTAAGCTTCCGCTTGAATCCAACGTAAGTATATCGGTTCCGTTTGGATATTGTATCTTTTTTATTCCAAGTGTACTCGTCATCCGGCGATCTCCTGTAATATAATTTTAGTAACACCTTTAATAGTCAGAGTACCACCGATTTTTCTTGCATATTGCAATTTATAATTTACTGCTGAAGTTGTGCTTGGCGAGTCAAGATGTGTTAAACCTACTCTAAATACATTCCAATAAGTATTTGCAGATCTTTCATCTTTTATCGTATATCCATTAGAATCCTCAAATGCTTTTATGTCCGTGCTATCTCTTACAAATTTATAAGCCGCACCTACTTCAGTTGAAGCACTACTACCAAAAAAATAGTTACCAAACTCAAAATATATTAGAATTTTACTTGATGTTGAACTTGGTGTTATACTTAAATTAAATCCAGTATCGGCATATGATGTACTAGTACTCGAAACTGAAGATGTACTTTCACTATGTAAAGTTTGTAAAATTCCTCCAGCCGGCACGAATCCTGCAGGAGTATGTCCAGCCGCTAAACTTACTGTTGTGCCAGAGCTTCCTTGAAGTGTATCAGTTTTTACCGTATTTACTCTTATATCACCCATTATACCACCATCAATGTTCCATTAACTGTTATCGTTACACCCGAATCCACATTAAATGGACCTACTAATAATCCATTGCTGTTTGAATCGATGGTGTGACTTCTTGATAAATTCTTTGGATTAGTTCTCAAATCTGCTGCAATCTTTCCAGTAATTGTTGTCGTTGTTATAATTGTATTTATACTGGCTGAGTCTGCAGCATCTTGTCGTAAAGCAATATAAGCAGAATCAACCTGAAACCCAATTGCCGAATCTATCATGCCCTGTGTCGCAGCAGAGTCAGTGCCAGCTGTCTGTCTTGCCTGAATATAATCAGAGTCAATAAGTCCCTTAACGTGACTATCCACTGAAGTATGTAAATTAAATGGTCTTATCTTTGTTGACATTATGCCGGAGTCCTTATCGCTCTTAATTTAATACTGGTATTTGTTTTCGCTGGTGAAAACTTTAACCTAACGTTACCACTATTTATATCTGCATCAAACGTTCCTAAGTTAGAGTCAAGTAATACTTGTGCGTACGTAGTCATCGCAACATCAGAGTCATTATGAGTTAATAAAACTTCTTCAGCATGATAACTTGAACTTCCATCGTGTTCTATTTGTGCAGTAAATTTTAATGTTCTATGATTTGCCGCTGCGTAAGTATATATAATTTGATTGGCACTTGATGATGTTAGATCAGAGTCAATTGATAGTACACCATTTAATTCTGCGGTTGATGCTTTAGCATGACTTACGACTTCAATAACATTCCCAGATGAGAAAGCTGAGTCAAATACAATTGATGTACCATTTGTTGCAGTAAAGTCTTTTCCTGTTACTAATCTTGAACCGTTAGCAAACACGTCAACCTTACCTACATCGTATGCTAGGGCTGTTCCTGCCGAATCAGCACCACTTACTGAGTCAGTAGTTGTACTTAAAGTGTAGACATATGACTTATGATCTCTTAATACTAAGTTTGCAGATTGTAATAGGTGTGTTCTTGTCTCAATCTCACTTGCAGAATCTGGTGCAGAATCAAGTGTTAAATTAAGTCCTGATATGCTATAAGTATTAGTATGTTGTAATACTCCATTTACAAATACCAGTACATCATCAGAATCAGCAGGTGCATTTGATAACGCAAATGTCTTTGTGGTGGCATCACCTGTAAAAGTATTTGCTTTAACGTTATTGATTATACCGGTTGATCCACTACCACCAGTTATTGTAATAGTTTTAGTAGCGCCTGATCCAGTTGCAGTGACATTTGAACCTACAAAGTTTAGTGTTGTGCCAGCAGTTGATAATGAACTACCTTCTTCTTGAACTGTAATTCCTACAGCAGATTGTCTTGCTTGTACATAAGCTGAGTCAACTTGAAATCCTATAGAGGAATCAATCATCGCCTGTGTAGCTGCTGAATCTGTACCTGCAGCTGTTCGTGCCTGAACATAAGCCGAATCAACTAGTACTACCACGGCGGCAGAATCGATGTTTCCACTTAATGCTGTTACTGATGCAAATGATAAATTACCGCTACCATCTGTTCTAATGACATGATTAGCTAAACCATCTGACTTTGGAAATCTTAATCCGCCAATTACTGCAGAATCTGCAATAATCTCACCAGTTACGTTTACACCAGAATCAGTAGTTTGTAACTTTGTGCCATTGTTAAACTTTAACTGAACACCACCATCTTCGACGAAAACCGCCATATTCTCTGTTCCAGCTGCGTTCTGTATATAAACGTCATGTCCTTTAATAACTAAATCGCCAGTGCCAGCTTCTTCAATATAAGAAGTGTTATTTGACGAGTTGTGTCTAATAACTAAATCACCACCAGTACCAAAACTTGCTTTGTGATCATCACCAAATTCGAGAGCTTTATCAGATTTATCAAATAATATACCACCAGCAGAATCAAATGCAACGTCTCCAGAAAATATAACACTATTAGCAAAGTTTGAATCAATCATTGCCTGAGTAGTAGCAGAATCTGTGCTTGCTGGAGTTCTTGCAATTATGTAAGCTGAGTCAACGAGACTTGTTACTCTTGCATCTGTATAATAAAGATTTGTTTGTTCCGGAACGTCTGCAGTACTAACTTGATTTGTACCTGTTCCAAAGTCAATATGAGTGTCATCAATACCATCAGCTTTCAGCGTAACTGCACCTGATGAGACATCAAAGTGATCACTACTAAAAGATGCTATACCTTTATTAGATGTTGTTGCATCTTCACCTGAGATAGTACCACCTGAAACATCGATACCTTCACCAGCCGCAAGATAACTTGCCACTCTTGCATCAGTATAATATAAGTTACTACCACCTTCAGTTAAATTGTTAGTTGTAAACCCTGTTAAGTTACGTGTTCCAATTACGAGAGCATGACCCATATAACCATGAGCTGAACACTGATAATGTAATACTGGTGGTGTGGCTTCAGTTATTAAGATTCTTGCAAATGTTGCTGCAGTAGTAACGTTAGTAGTATACTGCGTAGTTTTTGCTGCATCATAATAAAATCTAAATGGGTGACTTGACATGTCACTTGAACCTAGATTAAACTGATAAGTCCTTCCAATTTGTAATTGAATAACTGGTGATTGAGTTCCATCAATTACATAACCACTTGAACTACCAGACCCTTCATAAACATGGTCAGATGTTTTTGTTGCAACTGTTACTGTGAACTCAGCTGAGTCAATATGTTTGTTTCTTTCAATGGCCGTATTAGCAGAATCTTTTGCTAAGATGTAGTCACTATCAAAGTTATCAGCAGTGTAGACAGTTTCAACGTCTAAACTAAATGCGCCAGTACCCGAATTATATGATATGTCTCCACTCCCTGAAAACATTCCACGAATATTTGCAGAGTCAATATTAATCTCACCTGATGTAATACTTACACCTTTGTTTGCGGTAATATGAGCACGAACTTCAGAAGCACTTGGTCCTGTGTATGTCATTACACCTGAAGCTGAATCATATGTAAATGATCCGTCTCCACCAGCATCTATTGCAAGTAATGAAGCTTTAGCATCACTATCAGCACGAGCTGTTGTATAATAAAGATTAGTAGTACCTTCTGAAAGTTTGTCAGTCGAGGCCGAGTCTAAGTTCTTATCGAAATCAGAATCGCTTCTTGCAACAGTGTAATATAAGTTTGTTTGTTCTGGAATATCAGCAGTACTTACTTGATTTGTCCCAGTACCAAAATCGATATGCGTATCATCTATTCCGTCTGCTTTAATGCTTACGGCACCAGATGTTACAGAAAAATGTTCGGTATTGAATGATGCAATACCTTTATTTGAAGTCGTAGCATCTTCTCCTGATATAGCGCCTGAAGATATATCAATACCTTCTCCGGCTGAGAAGTGTGCCCTTACTTCACTTGCACTCGGACCTGTATAAGTCATTACTCCTGATGAAGAGTCATAAGTAAAAGAACCATCTCCTCCCGCATCAATTGCCAGTAATGATGCTTTAGCATCGCTATCGGCACGTGCAGTAGTATAATATAAGTTATTTCCTTCACTTAAGTTACTTGTTGACTTAGTTCCTAATGCAGAGTCAAAGTCTGAGTCAAAGCCAAGATACTGACCTTGAAACGGTTTATTAAATACGAATTTGTCGCCTGATGCAGCATAGGTTAATGAAGCACTTGCACCATTAATTGTAATACCAGCTCCATCGGCAGCTGCAGCGTTTGCAGCAGAATCTGCTAGTACTATATTCTTATCATTTATACTTACGGTAGTAGAATTAATGACTGTTTGTGTGCCTTCAACTTGTAAATTACCAAGTATCTGAACAGTACCAGTGTTGTCTCCTACGGCCGCAGGATCAATAACAAAGTTTGCGGGCCCTCTTACGGAATTGAATGTTACGTTATCTCCTGTTCCAACAGGCTGACCAATTGATATAACACCTGAACTTGAATCATATGTTACACCAGTTCCACCAAGTAAGGCAGCTTTTGCATCGCTATCAGCTCTTGCTGTAGTATAATATAAATTGTTAGAACCTTCACTTAAATCGTTTGTAGTGCCAGAATCCATAGCAACATTAAAGTCACTATCAAAGTTTGCTTTAGTATAAACATCTTCAACATCAAAGCTAAAGACACCTGTTGTGGCATTATAACTTAAATCACCTGAAGCTGAAACATAACCTCTTATAGTTTGTCTATATAAGCTAGCAAGTTCAGATGAGTCTATTCTGATAACACCTGAAGATAATCCTATACCATCACCACCAGTAAAATGAGCTCGTGTTTCTGCTGGACTTGGCCCAGTGTAAGTCATGACTCCAGTAGCAGAATCATAAGTGAATGAACCATCACCTCCGGCATCAACTCCTAATAGAGCTCGCTTTGCATCAGAGTCCGCTCTTGCTGTTGTATAATAAAGATTATTACCTTCAGCTAATCCTGTAGTTGTTATTGTTGTAAATGCGCCACCTACATCTAAGTCTCCAATTATTGTTGCTGAATCACCGCGTATACTACCTGTGACAGTTATTCCTGAATCAGTAGTATTAAATTTTTGAGAACCTTTATGATATAATCTAACTTCTTTAGAATTACCATGAGCAACAATATAATTAGTTACTTGCTGATTTGTTCCATTGTCAGTTTTAATTATAACATCACCACCATTAGAGCGGTTTTGAATAGTTATGTCTCTATTATCATCATTATCATCATCTGTATTTTCTATATTCAAAGCGCCATCTGTGTTTCGAATATATGAAATAACATTACTAGTAAATAATTGTAACTTACCTGGATTATCGTTACCAATTGCTAGCCTACCACCTTGTGTAAGAGTATAAGGAACTCTTAGATCTTTTATATTTGCACTATCTGCAGTAACTATACCGAATGTAGGATTATCAGTTGTACCTAGAGCTTGAGGTAGACTAAAATCTCCAGTAGAACTATTATAATTTAAAGTATTACTTGCTGATAGATAGCCTCGTATATCTTGTTTGAAGTTTGCTTCTAATTCTGAAGAGTCAATGCTTAATGTATTCGTGGCATTATTGTAAGTTAAACCTACACCTTCGAGAACAGCACTGTCGAGCGTTACGTTAAAATCAGAATCAAAGTTTGCTTTTGTATAAACTTGTTCTACGTCAAACTGAAATACACCAGTACTGGCATTATATGAAAGATCACCGCCACTAGCAAACATATTTCTAATTTGTTGTATAGAACCTTGTAAGTCAATATTTACTGGAGAACCGGTGCTGTCTTTAATACTAAAATCACCACCAGAATCTTTGAGGTTTATATTACCTAAGTGTATTGTTGTACCACTTAAAAATAAATCTTTCCATTTTTTATCACTATCACCTAAATTGTATGCACTATCTGCACCAGGCAATAAACTTCCATGTGATGTAAGACCTGTTATAACTGGAGTTGAACTTGAGTCAATTTGAATTAAGAGCTTATCATTACCAGGTGTATAGAATTTTTCTAATCCATTAGCAACATTAAAATCAAAGTTTTTAAATGCTTGCTCATTCGAATCATATACTAGTATTTGACCATCAGATTTGGTTGAAACTTTAAAATCAGTAAATTGATCGATTGATAAACCACTAACTGCTGTAGATATTGGAGTACCAACAACAATCTTTTTAACAAAAGTGTTTTGGCCTGTTGTGACTTTAATTGCCATTAATACCTCACTTAGTTACTGAAGGAGTGACTTGAATTCGACCTTCAAGTACTCGTTCGACGATTGTATCAGAAGTTGCACTATCAACATGAGATAATTCTATATCGTACACGTGCCGTCCTGCTTTTAATGCATTAGTTTGTACATTGGTGAGAGATAATGTAGCTATTCCAGCAGAAGCATTAGTAATCTGCGTAGCGAATGATGTAGTTTCTGAACTGTCGCTATTGAATGTTTTTTTAATTTTAGATGTTATTGTATGGCCCAACAGGTTTTTTGCTGCGCCGTTAGCATCTACTAAATGAAGTTCTATAGAGGTATTAGTACCTTGATCAAAGGTAAATTCTTGATATTGGGCCATGAAATACTCCAGTTGATTTCTTTGTCGGACGGTTACCGCCCCTGCCATTTAAACTATTTATACAAAAAAGGTTTTATAGAGTAATATAAATACATTTATGTTAAAACCAAAATGCCACACAGGTAAAGGAATCGCGTATGTTTCTTCAGGCCATTTATTACCATGCTGTTGGTGTGATAGTCTGCACCCAAAACCAAAAGAAGAATTTGTTAAACTCGGTTTTTTCTTTGAAGATTTAAAACTTGAAAATAACGACACCATCGAAGATATATTATTATCTGATGTGTGGATTGATTTTCATAAAAAACTTATAGAAACACCAGAAGAAGCAACGTGGGTTTGCAAGAAAAACTGTAGTGATGATTAATTTTAATAAATTCTATAAATCATATATAAAAATTCAAAGAAAAGCTTACTTTAATATAGAAACTACATCTAGATGTAGATTACAATGTCCTTTTTGCCAAAGACAAAGAAAAGGCGGTAAAGAGAAAGTTAAACAAGCCGGTGAAATGTCATATCAAGATATGAGAAAAATTTATAATTTTACTGATAATATAAATTTTTGCGGTCAAATTAGTGATCCAATCTATCATACAGATTTTTTAAAAATACTAGAAATAAAGAAAAACGAATATCCAAATAAAAAAATGGATATAAGAACAAATGGATCAGGCAAAAAATTAGATTGGTGGAATAAAGCGTATGATCTTTCTGATGAAACAACTAATTGGATATTCGGTCTTGACGGAGCAAGTCAAGAGACCGCAAACCTATATCGCATAGGCACAAATTTTAATCAAATTTTTAAAGTTATGCAAATTGGAGCAAAAAGAAACATACCTATACAATGGCAATTTATTTTATTTGAGCACAACGAACATGAACTTAACCTAGCTAAAAAACTTTGTAATGAAAACGGAATAATTTTAAATATTATTTACTCTAATAGATGGCCAAAAGAAAAAATGCATCTTGGAATAAATAAGTCATATGTTCAAATAGAAGAACAAACTAAAAACCAGAAAGTACCAGTACAAAAATATGCAAAAAGATATTTTAACAAATAGAAAATATACAAGATGGTTTGATCAGGACAACATTCCTGAAAAAAAAGTTATAAAATCTTTAATTGAAACAACTTTTGAATTAGTACCTTCTAAACAAAATCTGATACCATATCTTATAACTGTGTTTGGCCCTGAACATAAAAAAGAAAAAGAAGAAATAATTAAATTAAGTACAAGAAAAAAGATGATGACTGACTGGGGAAAAAATCTAAATACACAATTAGCAGCACCTTATCTTGTTATTTTTTCTACTAGATTTATAACTAATCCAAATAAAAAAGTTAAAGATATGATGAAAAGAGGAATTGAATTTAAGACTTGCCGTAAAGAAAAATTTAATCACTCAGCAGTTAAAATAGCTGCATCGCTAGAAATTGGTATGTTTTGTATGATATTGACTAAACTAGCTTTAGAGCACCAAATAGATACTGCGTATACTAGTTGCCATTTTAATGATCCAAAAGGACAAACTATGGTAGAAAATGAAGTTCTTTTTGTAATGAGCTTAGGCTATTATGATCCTACAAAAAGTTATAAAGATTTTAAAGATATGAAAATTAAATCTGGGGAAGTAAAACCTAATATGAAGGATGTTATAATTTGGAAATAGTATGTTTAAAGTGGGGTAACAAATTCAGCCATGAACATGTAAATCGTCTTTATGAAATGGTAAAGAAAAACTTTTATGATGATTTTACATTTGTGTGTTATACAGAAAATTCATCTCAAATTGATAAAAGAATTAAAATACGACCACTAAATATGGATTATGATTTAGAAAAATGGTGGTGGAAACTCACATTATTTGAGAAGCCAACTGATAAACCTACAATGTTTCTAGATTTAGATATTGTAATTCAACATAATATAACTCATTATATAGATTATTGTAAAGATAATAAGATATGCACAATTAAAGCTTATTGGAAGCCACATGCTCATAATTTAGAACCAGTTGCGCCTGGATATAATATGGATTTAAATTCTTCTGTTATAATTTGGAAAGGCGATTGCACACATGTATGGAATGAATTCTACGACCAGTCTGATTACTTAATGTGTAAATATCAAGGAATAGATTCGTATTTGTATTTTCACCATAAAAATATACTTGAATTTTTTCCTAGAAATGAAATATATTCTAGATTACATGGAATGGATGAAAACAACTTTTGGTGGACTGGTCCTAAAGTTGCTTTATTTTATGATCCATTATATAATATTTGTATTTTTAATAAATGGAAGATGGATAAAAAATGGGGTGGTCCTGGAATTGATGATGACGCATATGACGGATTTGAAAAATATTGGAGCTAATAATGAAAGAACATGAATTTGATAAATCAACATTTATAGGTGGTTGGTATATACCTGATGAAGTTTGTGATAATTTAGTTGAAACATATTATAATAATATTACTGATACTGTAAAAGGACAAGTCGGTAATAACGCTGTAATTCCATCTACTAAAATAAGCACTGAATTTATTATAAACAAAAATAAGAAGAAAGAACTTATTTCAGAATACGAAAGCCACTTAGGAAAAGTATTAAGCAAATACAAAGAAAAATATCCGTATTCTAATAAAGTAAGTAAATACTCTTTACATAAGTATATTAAAATACAACATTATAAGCCTAATGAAGGATTTTTTAAATGGCATGCAGAAAACACAGGCACTCATCAACAAAGACACTTAGTTTTTATGACATACCTAAATACTCTTGATAATGCTGGAACAGAATTTTATCATCAAAACTTAACAACACCATGTATAAAAGGTTTAACATTAATATGGCCTTCAGCATGGACACATACACACAGAGGTGTTATCAATAATGATGCACACAAATTTATAATAACAGGGTGGTTTAATTTCGATGTTAATTAATTATAGTGAATGTTTGGGGTGGTTTTATAGAAGATATCCTGAAAAGATTAAAGATTATATACAGAGCGTATCATTAAAACAAATACAATGTAAGCAATGGTTAGTAAAAGAATTAAGACAAATTCCAAGTGAATTTAATAATGTACATTTATATGGTGGTTGGTTTGGATATCCATTAATAGATATACTAGATAGGGCTTATAACATAGAAAGTTTAACTAATATAGATTGTGATCATGATGCAATATTAGTAAATAAAAGATTTTCAAAAGAATATTTTAATCATCATTTTGTAAATTATAGTAAACTCTCAGTAGAGCAATATGCTGGAAATTTTAAGAATATAGATTTAGTTATTAATACATCATCTGAACATATGCCACATTTGCCTGATCTTATAAAAAATAAAAAATATAGAAAGTCTTGTGTATTTGCTTTGCAAAGTAACAATATGTTTCACTTAGATGAACATACTAATTGTGTAAACTCTCATGAAGAACTGGCTGAAAAAAGTGGACTCAATAATATATTATATTCTGGTAAATTAGATTTAGATAATTATGAAAGATATATGGTTATAGGTTTATTCTGATTCTATATCTTCTATCATCATTTCCCAAAAGTTTTTATTTGGTATAACAAATCCTAGTGTAAGTCTATCTTCATAAGCACGTGCACAATGCCAATATAGTTTATCTTTTTCTTTTAAAGATCCATAATATCCAACTTTACCTGTCCACCCTGGACTATCATGCATAGTTACAGTTTCTAAAGTTATAGGATCTTTGTATCTAAAATATCCATTTCCATTTTTTGTGTAAGAAAAAAGTATATTATAGCCACTTGCATTGTGATTATTATGCCAACCCATGTATCCGTCTTTAGGATAATACATTTTAACAGCACAATGTTTAGCACTTAAAATATTGTTAAACTCTTCATCTATTTTTCTTATTCTATCTCGTAAATCAATTGATGTAGATTCTGACTTAGCTAAATCAACGCCATGCGCAATTTCTGGAAATCCTATATGATTTTTCTGGTTTATAGTTTTAAAATATTCTTCTCTTGTATAATAATCTTTTTTGTCTTGTTTGCCTGAAATTTTAATTTTAGATTTATCTAAAATTTCAAACCAACTTGAAAAATTGTTTAAAAGATTAATTATATCTTTATTTTTAATATCGATTTTTTGCATTAAAAGATCATGTATTTGGTAATGGTTGGTGCGAAATTACAACATTATGTCCTAAAAGTTCTTCTTTTCTATATACGTATACAAAATTCCATTTAACGTCAGGATCAGGAAAATAAGAACGTTTTATTTTATATTTAGTTTTATTTTGTAACCACCAATATGTCCACATATCCCATGGTCTTAAATATTCTGGATAAATGTCAGTATCCCATTTCCATTCACCTGAATGTTGTTTACAATATAATAGCCACCATTGCTTCATAAATTCTAAAGTATGAGGTTTATTATTATATAAAAATAAACCGCAATGATCGTTTAACTCTCCACCTTTAAATGTAGGATCTATAGATGCAGCGTAATGCCGAGATTTAGTAATAGTAATATCAGATTTAAAATCGTATTGTTCAAATATATTTTGAATTTCTTCGCTTTCAATCCATGTATCACAATCAATATAACATGTTAAGTCATAAGGAGTTTTATTTAAAGCCCAAAGTTTTGCTCTTATATGATCTGGCACATCTTGAGTAATTATATTATTAAAGAGTGCTTTATCTTCGTTACGCACCCATTTTTCATGTGTGAATAAAGTAATATTGCTATCTGGCCAAAAATCTTTTAAACTAGTTGCAGAATACCTTGCTGCTTTAATAAATTTTTTATGTTTACTAGCAACGTAAATAAATCCGTTATTTTTCATTTTCTAATATTATCAATGCTGATGTGTAAGCCATTACTTCTACTAAAGTTTTTGCTTTTCGTATACTAGACTTATAATCTCTATTCTTTGAATTTTTTATAACTTCTATTTCAAACGCATCTAACTTTGCATCAAATAAAATATCGTTTTTCGCTCTTGCTTTTTCATCTTTTTCAAAAGATTTTCTTAATTCATGATTCTCTAATCTTTCTTTTAATGTATTTTCAGTAAGATCATCTACTTCTTTTACTGTAAATGTTTCAAAGATTTCTTTCCAATCAGGATTGCCATTTTCAGTATCTGTAACAGCAGCTTCAACAATTGGTCCGCCTTCATAACTAAATTTGCATATGACTTGTGTTTTTTCTTTATTTCCCCAATAAGGTTCTAATATTTTTCGTGGAAGATGTGTGTATTCCATAATAAACTCCAATAATGTATTAAGCGGTTCTCACCCATAAGTAATAAGTTGAAATAGTTTCTTGTGTATTTTGTACAGTTAATTTAGCTGTAGTTCCTACGTAATTTCCTGTAAAACTGCCAGTAAAAAATCCTGTAAATGTATTCGCATAATTTCCATTAAAAGTTCCTAAAGATTGACCAGTAAACGCTTGAAATCTTTGGCGTGAGCCAGCAAAAAATCCTGTAAACGTATTTGAAAACGTATTCGTATAAGTTCCTGTGTAAGTTCTTGCATAATCTTGATTAGCTAACGCAAAGCGAGTGTCTAAAAAAGCAGTTCCTGCTATAGCCCATGTTCCGCCTGAAGTTGGAGCAGTAGATGAAACTTTATATTGGCCAACACCTGCTTTTATCTTATTTTTTAATCGAGCAGTAAATTGTTTAATTTCAGTATCGGTTAATTCTTGAATTGTACCACTGCTAAACTTGACTGGTCTTACAGCTGTAGGCGCTGAAGCTGCAGCTGATTTTCTCCATAATTTATACGTAGTATCAGTACCAGTTTGAAGTTCATTTGTGATAGTACCTTTAGCAACCCACGTACCGTCAGTTGGTGCTGAAGATTGTAATTTATACATTCCTATTCCAGAATTAACTAAATTGCTTTGAGTAGATGCAAGAAAATCTGCATCAACTTTAGCTGCACCCATTCTTTGTAAATTAGTTGTACTATCAACCATCAATGGACGTGTTGCAGCAGTAACACTTTCAGAAACAGTTTGTAAATCTTGATAAAAAACATAAGTTACTGTTGTTATAGTGGTTCCACCTGGAACGGGTGTTCCTGGCGCATCGCCCACTTTAGTATCAACAATAGAGCCAATATTTGTTAAGCCTGTTGTATCTGCAGGATTTATACTTACTGTGCCAGTGCCAGTATCTCCAGCTGCATAAAAATCTGATAATAAAACGTGTTCAATATAATTTTTGTCAGTAGCAGACATTTCTTGTATTGTGCTACCAGAATCTGTTTGCTTAACAACAATGTCAGCCATAATTTAAGCTCCAGCTCCATGGATAGTTTTTAATGTATTACCAGCGACGTCTTTGATTAATAATGTAGATAAAGTTTTCATTTGTACTGAACCAATTGCGTCATCTGCCATTAAAGCTTCTGTAATTTGGTCATTAGCAATGTGTTGAGTGTCGATTGAACCGTCAACATAATGTTCTGAGTTTATTGCATCATCTGCTATTTTAGTTCCGTCAATTGCATCTGCAGCTATTCTAGGAGTTGTAACTGCAAGATTCTCTAACATATCTGAATTAATAGTGCCAGTTGGAACAAAGAATCTTCCTCCCGAAGAATCAAATCCTATGCCATTTGCACTGTCTTTTTGTAATCCAGATTTAGCTGTAAGTATAATTCCAGCAGAATCTTGTATGCTTCCGTTTAAATAGTTTATAGCTTGTACTAAGTCAGAATCATTTGCTCCACCGACTGTAAGCTGTGTAATATCACCAATGTGATCCGATATAGTATTAGTTTTACTAACAAGAACTGATACTGGATCTGATAAATTTATAATAGTTTTAGCCATTTAATTTCTCTACTAATTTGGTTAACATGTTTTTAATATCATGAACTTCATTTTTTAAATCAATAATTTCTTTTTCTTTACTTAGCCGCTCGGCTTTACGTTTCCTAGCTGCTTCAATTTCTTCTTTATTAGTATTCAATATTGCACCAGAACTTTTATCTCTAACTAAACCTTTGTGGCCTTCAACATTAATATATTTCATAATAATTATATACTCTTAAACACTTAATGCAATAATTCTTAAATCTCTTATTCTAGGAACTTTTGCAGAATTGGTACTTCTAAACACTATTTTAATTTGAAATTTAGTAAAAGCAGGTAGCACTCCATTTTGTCCACCTATCAAATATTTATATTCTCTAAAAACTGCAATTTCTTCATCTGCAGGCATTGCTGTTTCAGGACTTTGTAAAACAAAAGACTTATCAGTAATCACTTCATCTGATGTTCCTGTTCTATAATAGACTTGGAAATCAGTATCATTAGGTCTATTTGCTGTAATTAATACTTTTAATCCAACTGCATCATCATCTAATGTTACGATTTTAGTTAAATGTTTTGCTGCAGCAGAACCATCAGTTGGTGATGTTTCATCAACGTAATTTAGTGGAACATTAAATCCGTTTGTTGCAGCTGGATCTTGTTTATCTACTATATTATCAATCAAAGAAATAGAAGTTCTTTGTAAATCAATCATTGGTGATATATCAGAATCCTCAGTATTCATCAATATTCTCATATCAAATGATTTTGTTTCGCTTGAAGGCGTTAATTCGTTTGCTTCAGCACTATCAAATGCAATTATATATGGTTCTAATGCTTGATTATTTTCATTAAATTTTATAGTTTGAAACTCTTGCTGTTTTTGATATGCAGTTTCTCCACCAGCAAAGGATTTACCAGTTGTGGCTTTAATTGCACCAGCAACAAATGTATTTCTTGGAGTTAACATCTGAGTGCTTGGATATATAAGGCTAAAAGGTATATTTTTTGAAGCTATCATATTTGCTCCACCGGCTATAGCATCAGAATCAGCATTAGAATCAGCTTCAAATGTATAATCTGTCCAATCAACTTTTGTAATTGTTCTTCTGCCATTTACACTTGAATCAAATTCAAAAGGTATTGGAGCTCCTACTCCAGAAATATTAATAACGTCATTTACGTTTAATCCATGCCCAATATGACGCACTTTAACAGTCGCATCACCACTAACTAAAGTAAGAGGATTATTTATTAATTTTTTATTTGGTAAAGTAGCATTGTGTAATATTGCTGTAGCAGCTTTGTATTTAAATTTAGCTTGGTGAATTGCAAAAGCTAAATCTTGGTTTTGTGATGGAGTCCATGTTACGCCGTTTTGAGAATAAAATAAACTACCTAAGTCTGGCTGTTTATTGGCACGTCTTTCAGTAGATCCAAATTGAAATTCATTTATTTCAGCTATGTAAATTTCATAATCTTTTGAATCAGCTGTTACTACTAATGCATAATCTTCTTGACCTTTTAAAAAAACTGGTTCATCAAATTGAAAAGATGTTGCTGTAAGCGCTGGACCACTTGTATCAACATTTACACTTCCAGCTGGTAGCATTTTAATTGTTCCAGGTATAATTTTACTTGATGAAGGAAACCCATTAACCATTGGTCTTATTTGTATTTGTATGGGTAAGCTTGCATCTTTCTTAGAAAAATATAAATCAACTTTGGTGCAATATATTCCAGTAGACGCGCTTATAAAAAACGACTGCGCTATTGGTTGCTTATTTAATTGATACCCTAATGAGGTTACTGCCATTTTCTTTTATCCTTTAATTCAATTTTGTTCTTTAGTACTTTATATGTTCCTATTATCATGGATAGTGGTGTAATAACAACTTCTGCATATAATGAACCAATTGAGGTTTTTCCATAGATCTTATTATTATAAAAATCTCTAACTCTATCAGATTGCCATTTAGATTTTGCAACTAAGTTATCTGCTATAATTTTACCCCAAACATCATATCCTTCTTGCCAAATAATTGACTGTTTTCTGTGCCATGCTCTTAATTTTTTAACTTCAGTAAAATTCATATCACCACGTTTTTGTGCTGCTGTACAACAGTGAGTACCATCACTAGATCCTCCATTATCACCCGGTGCTTCGTCGATTCCTGCATTTGCCGGACTAGAATTTGAAGCTGAATTTGCATCACCTAAACCACCTGTCGCAGAGTTAGAGTGTCCGTTACTAAAACCACCACCGCCTGTAGCATTATCTTCAGATATTGAAGTTCCTCCACCAGTCGTGCTTTCATTATCTCCTGAATTGTATTGAGCTTCGTCTCTTAATCTTATACCTTGAACATTAAGAACTCTAGTTGAAGCATAAGTTCTATCAATATTGTCGATATATCCAGTAGCAGTGTATATTGCTTTTGCTATAACTGATGCACCAGCTTCATTATCTGCACTTACGTCAAGAATTTTAAATTCTATTGGCCCAGTTCTAATTTTTAAACTATCGTTGTTAGGTATGATAAAAGAACCTTGAATTGTACCATTTGCATCTGTTTGTAATGTAGCAGCTCCATCTGGATGAGCAGTCAGTCCTTTTAATGTATTACCATAATCTACAGCATTATCAGAATAAAATTGAAATGTTTCGGGTTTAGTGTAGTCTGAAATTAAATTACCACCAAGTATAGGAAAGACTTTAGTATTTGGTCGCAATCCTTCTGATTTAAAAAATACTTTTCTAGATCTCATATAAGGTATTAAAGCAGATTGTACAACTCTATCTTCTACAACTTCTAGTATAGTTTCTTCACTTACAACTCTATTAACTGTTCCTTCTTGAGTATTAGTTTGTGAGCCAATTCCTAAATTTTCTGCAGGAATTCCTCCCCAATTCCAAGACCAGTTATTCCAATTATAAGCTTGAGTAGAACTCAATCTAGTTCCACCTTGTATAGTTCTTTCTGCAATAACATTTGTATCTCTCCATTCATCAGATGCAGGAGATACTACAGTAACACCTTCATATATAACAACAGAAAATGGATTTATACTAATTGCTTTAGTGGCTAAGTCTTGATTTATATACGGTGTTTCGTCATACATAATATAAACATTATCGCCTTTTCTTATAGTTTTTTGTGTACCACCATTAGCAGTTATAGATCCAGCTGAATCATAAATTAACCTTACGTTGTCCTCAGTAAATGCTGGTCTTATTATATTGTCTATAGGATCTAATGCAGCTCTGTAATTAGTTCCACTTAATTGTGATTGTGAGTGATCTAAAAAGTTATCGACAAAAAATCCAGACTTTGTTCTATTATTACCTGCTGAATCTAGAACTTGAAAATGTTTAGTATCAATTTCTAATGCACTTAGCGTTGCAACTTCTTCTAATTTATCAACTCTTTTTTCTAACAGACCTATGTCTTTCATTGTAAAACGTTTATGTTCGATCTTTTTAACACTAACGTCAGAATCATTTAATGTATTTGCATTAAGTCTAATATCATATAACCCGAGTGTTCCATCAGGTTTATTAGGTGTTATCGGAGTAAATCCTGCTGCACCTACATTAAATCTTATAATACCATCTTTGTCAATAACTAATTTACCAGCTTTGGCTAAGTGGTAAGTGATATCTGCAGTTACAACTGATGTTGGTTGAGGTAGCTCATGAACAATTGCACCAAGACTAGCATTACTAAACTCACCAGCTGAATCCATAACAGATCTAAAATCAAGTACATCATGCAGTTTTATACGTGTGCCATTACTAAATCTATATGTAGGAATTTGATCATACGGCACTTGAGCGTTATATGAATTAACAGCAAAAAAGTCTCCGTCATTTGCATGATTAAAGTGTCTATATCTAATAAATATTCCACCTGCAGGTGCAGATTGCCCGCCTTTAAGGAGTAACCTGCCTAGTGCATAGTGATTATCTCTTTGACCATCATCTACAGTAAATCTGTTTAAATAACTTATACCGCTATCACCACTTTTTACAACCTGTTCTACATCAAAAATATCAGCTTTGTTAAGAGGAAGAAACTTTTGGCCGAATCCATCAGAATCTATAGAAACTGTAATTGAATTTGTTGCAAGAAGTTTTTGTCTAGGTGTTGCTGCACTTTTATTGACATAAGCTAATACTTCAATAGCCTGACTTGCAGGTAAACCACTTAGTGTTGATGATTGAGTTCCTGCAGAACTTATACTTGCACCAAGATAGATATCACTATCAGTACCAATTATCCAATCTCCAGTATTTACAAATGTTTCAGTTGCATCTGTTAAAGACAACGCCGCCACGCCTGAACCATTAGAAGTAGTAGCAAACCTTCTTTGAACTGCAAAACTAATATCAGTTAATCCTTGAGGTCTTCTTCGTGGTAAAGGAAAAATAGAAGTATTATTTGATGTTTCTTTTAATACAGCTTTACTACTTTCAAGTATTGGCTCAAAATAATTTGTTACACTTGTTCCTACACTTTTTACATTTCTAAAAGCTGATCCACTATTCATTTTTACATCAAATAAATGGTATCTTAGCTTAGTGCCATCTTCGTTGATCGCTTTAACTCGTGCGGTACCTATAACATTTCCTGTATAATCAGTATTATCTTTTAATTCTAATTTTTCAAATACGTTGATATTTGGTATACCAAATGAGACCTCATCAAGACTAGTTGCATTGTTAACAAGTACATAATTTCCAAAATCAATTCCTACTACATCATTGTTTATTGTAGTAGTTTCTATTGATTTTTTAACTCTTATAGTTGTAGGATAATCACGAGATGCTCTATAACCATCAACAACTGCGGTGCCTGGACTCACATTTAGTCGTAAATGTGTTGAAGCTGAATCTAATTCAAAATTTATAGTAAAAGGTTTTACAAAATAATCACCAGAATTTTCAAATATTCTTTTTGCAACAACTTTATTAGGAACATTATACGCGTCGTTTGCGTCAATTGCACTATATATAACGCCGTCTCTAACAGTTGCAACATGAATAAAATTCTCATCAGCTGTAAGTTCACTTTTCTCTGCAATGGTCAACTCAATTTTATATCTATCACCGCCTGGCGCAGTTAAGTTTGGAACAGCTCCTTGATTATCAAATAATGCATCTGTATCTATAGCTGTAACTATAGATTCAACTGATTTAAATCCTACTTCAGTATTAACAACATCAGAATATTTTGATATAATTTTAGTTTGATTATCAGTAAATACAAAATGACCTCTTGCGTAATATATACCAGATAATAGTGTAATTAATATTCCAACACCCACTGCTGGGTCAGCAGCTGAATTAATTGTTTGAACAGTTAATGTCTTAGATCCACTAACAATATCTTCTCCTGGAGTCATTCGTATTGTTGAAGAGCCTCCAGTAACACTACTAGTATTAGTATATTGAACATATAATGTTGCAGGATCACTTCCTACAGCTGCTACATATTGTAATAACTTTACTTGAACAGAAGAATTTTGACCCACCCAAGTTTCTCCTACAAACGATTCAATATCAGCAGGAATTCCGTTAGTATCTGTATTTAATTTTATAAATTCGTACTTTTGATTAATCGTGGCGCCACCTGGTTTTACTACAGCGCCTTCTTTAAATATATTACTACCAAATCTTGATATTTGTTCTTGAAGTATAGTTTGCAGCTGTGTTAATTCTCTCGCCTGTAGTGCCTTACCAGAATTAAATAGTATTTTATGATAACCAGCGCTATCAGCAAAATCGTCTTTATACAACGTTGGAAAAGTGGTTTCAGTTAAATTAGTGGCCATAGTTTATTCCTTAAAGTGTAATTACTACTTTTAAATCTTCTTGTTGATTTATAGATCTTGTTACTGGTGCTCTATTTTCTATATATAATATTTCTCCAGATAGTTTATCAACATCATCTCTCTCAAAGGCCTCAGCGTCTGCGTCAGCACCAGCTGAATCTAAAGTGGCACTTATACCACCACCTATAATTACTTCAGCTTCTTGAAATGTTCCAAATCCAGTAGCTGTAGTCTGATGAAAATATATTCTATCTTCATCTACCTCATCAACAAACGCTTTTGCGCCTGAGGCTTGTCCTACTATAGTAGTATTTAAAAGATTTGCGTTAGCAGTTGCATTTAACTTTAGAGATCTTAAAACCTTACCACTAGATGTTGCAAAGGGTGGTCCATCTGCAGCACTGTCAGAAGTGTGGTTAGGATCTTTTATTAAAGCAACTTGTCTAAAACTTTGACCTACTATAAAATTGCTATCTTCTATACCATTAGGTTTTGTATTAAACATTAATGAACTTGAAAATAAATCATCTCTTGAATCTGCACCTAAACCATTGCTTGGTCCTATTATTGCTCTGGCAGAAGCTCCAGTGCCGCCACCAGCATTTGTAAATGAAATACTAGCAAAATTATAACCTTGCCCCATAGCTATAGCACTATCTGTACTTGAATCAAGTTCAATCTTTGTTATTACTTGATTTACTACTGTTGCAGTTGCTGCTGCTCTAACACCATCACCAGTGATTACTACGTTAGGTGTAGATGTAAACCCAGAACCTCCAGATGTTAGTGCAATTCCTATAATTTGACCAGGAACTGCTGAATCTTGTACAAGTGCTTGCTGAATAGTTAAAGGCGGTAATGCTGCGCTTGGATCAACCAAATTATTGTGGTCTGAAGAGTCTAGTACCTTTTCACATGGTAAAAAATTTGCTGATAAAAATGCACTTGCTCGACTTGCAGTTAATGTATATAAAAATTTCCACACGTATCCATCGGATGTTTTAAATGGTTTAGTGGACACTCCATCAGGTTTAATAGTAGATGTTGTTGCTACTCCGTTAGAATTTTTAGCTTGTTGAAGACACATGTAAACTTGATTATCTTCGGTTAATACCGCATAAGGATTAATATCAGGTATGCCAGTAAAAGTATCATCATATCCTTGGTATAAAGATCCAGATGACCAATTATATCTTGGTACAACATATGATATGTCTGTAGCAGATTTTATTGATTGTAAACTATTTCTTACACTTCTAATAGTTCCATCATTAATTATTGGTGTTGGTACTGTTTCAGCTGAATCCCATTGCTCAGATCTTCCTATTCCAATATAATACCTATTAGTAGTATTAACCACTTCATTAAATACAGTTTGTGCTAACTGCTTTTTAAATGGGCGAGTTATTATTGCTGACATATTCTATTCCTTTATGCTACTGTTACTTCACCTTGATTGCCTACAAGAGACCAGTTTGTTCCATCCCATATACAAGTACATCCATCATGTTGTGCAAGTGTAAATTTTGCGCCTTGTGAAAAGTTTGTTGGAGTTACTTGAAGCGGTCCAGCTCCTTTATTTGTAAATATTTTATATTCACCTACTACTGTTCCATCAGCCATAGTTGCAACTAAAGTGCTTCCTTTATTTCCTATGATATATGTTGCTGTAGCTGATACCGCGCCATCTCCTGTCATAGTAACTGCTGCAAAAGCTGCTTTAGCTATGCTAACTGCACCTGTTCCTTTACCTGCAAGTATAACATCTAAATTTGCTCCACCACCAGTTGCAGACAATGTAGGACCAGTCGTAGAAGCACCATTTGCAATTGTTAATTCATTTACCGCACTCGATGTGGCAGTAAATTTAATAACTTCATTTCCGTTAGTGTCATTTAACGATGTTCCAAATTTACCAGTATTTATTATAGGTGATGTTAGTGTTTTATTAGTAAAAGTTTCTGTTCCAGCTTTTGTTGCTATTATTCCGCCACCAGTAGGAACTGTTAGAGTTCCACTATTTGTTATAGATGCTATAACTGGTGTTGTAAGTGTTTTATTAGTAAGTGTTTCAGTATTATCTATTAAAGATACTGTACCTGTTGCATTTGGTAATGTAACTGTTCTATCTGCAGTAGGATCAGTTACTTTTAGAGATGTTTCATTACCATCAGGTGTACTACCTTCAAATATTACACCATCAGTACCTAATGTAACTTGAGTGCTTAACGTGTTAGCATTACCACCAAGAAGAGTATATAATTCTGTAAAATTTGCATTAATTTTTGTACCAGCACTACGAAGCGTATCGCCTGTTCCGTCATTTGCTGAAGATCCTGTGCTAATATTTTCTCTTGTCATTTTTTATTCCTAATTATAGTGTTATTTATACTAGAAAGACGAGTCACTTGTACGTCTTGTAAATATTTGATTATCCATAGTTTCTAGTGTTATTGAAAAGTCTGGAGTTGCGTTTTCATCACTATCTCTAATACTACTGTCATCAAAAGTAAATGAATTTGGTGTTATAACTTGTTTGACTGAATGGTAGGTTGTATCTAATTGTTGTAAAGTAAACCCTTGGTAATCGCTTACTAACTCATTAAGAGCAGTTCTTACATCTGTTCCACTTGAATCTATTAACACTGTTGCTTGTAGGAATGGCGTAGAAAATGTTGCAATAGCTTCAGATACCAGTGTTGGACCAGGAGAAGAATCTACTAAAGATATAGGTGCAGTTATATTTAATGATGCTACTGTGTCAGATACAACTTCACCTTTATAATAGAATCCTGCAGGATGAACAAACTTTTTATATAATTCTTCCCATTGCGAAGTATCAATACCAGTTTTTACTAATAATCCAAACGTTTGAAACAATTCATTGTTTTGTATATACTTTAAAGAGTCAACACCTATTTGACTCTTTGAATCACCGATATTAAATATTGATTCTTTTCCATATTCTACTTCAGCAACTTGTTGAAAAAATAATCTAAAAAATTCTTGAAAATTAAACTTAGTTCCTTTATTTCTAGATAGTTCAGCTAATCGAGTTAAAGCATATCTAGTATCTGTAAAATTGTCACCAGTTTCTAATCCTCCAGCAACCTCACCTACTAAGTTATTAAGTAAATTCTCAGGAGTTTCATGTATATCTTTGGTGCCGAATAGCTGTCTAATGTTATCGCCAAATGCGTGCGTTCCATTGTCAGAATCTATAAAATCATAATATTTTTCTAAAAATGAAACTAACTTAGGATAGTCTGAAGTATAATATTCAGGAAGCGCTTCACGAACTTTTCTAACTTGTAAATTCTTAAATCTTCTTTTACTATGATAATGAACTGACATTAAATAGATACCTTAGTGTTTTGAAAATCAAGTAATGCTCTAGAAGTTGATACAGATTGATCTAATTCTAATACGTAATTACGTAAAGGCCTAATTGTATTCTGATTAGCTGGTGTTATAGATATACTTATAAAAGAACCTTCTATAGATGAAGGCTTAAACCCAACTAAATTAACAGTGCCTAAATCTGCATTGTATGTTCCAACATTGTCAACCTCAATTGATCCAGTAGAAGATACAACTTGTATTTTGCTAGATCCTATTTCATTTTGTAAAAAACAAGATTTAGAATTAAAAACAAATCCAGATGATTTCAGTGTGGCTATTGTTGTATCTGGCGCAGCTAATTTAACAGGGTACGTTATAGTGTAAGACAAAGATATGTTATTAGTTGGAACAAAGGTTTGTAAGAGCTTTACATCCATTCTAGAGTTAAGTATTGCGGGGTCTAACGCATCGATAATAGTTAACAAATTAGATCTTCTAAATACTTTATTAAATTTTCCTAAATTTACAGAAAAATATTCTGTAATTGCATTTTGTACTAAATTTTGCATAGCTTGAAGAGTTGAACTAGTTAAATCTGGATCTAAATTAAAATTTGTAGATAATTGTACAAGTGTTGTTATCGGATCTACGTATTCACTTGTAATAGACATAACTGACATATTATCAGTTAACTCTGTTTTTATTTGATCTTTAACTGATAGTTGTGTGCTAGCTGTTATTCCGTCTTTAAATTTTAATCCAAGATATACAACTCCATATGTAGCTGGAACATTATCGTGGCCTCCATAAGACGTTACATCATCTAAATAAGCGTTATAATTTGAAAGAATTTGTCCTTTATAATCTTCAGCTGTTACAAGTCTGCGCTGAGACGTGAATGCTATAGGAGCATTTTGCCTTATTGATTCAATATTTTCTTTAAACGCTCCTCCTGCCGAATTTGCAGTAGTAACTACAATCATATTATAATCTACATCGTTTATTCTTATACTTGATTTTGGCGTAAAAGTAACACCACCATTTCCGGCTGAGCCTAGTGTTGATAAATAATCTACTACAATTTTATTACCTGCTTTAGGCGCTTTGCCAGTAGTTAATCCATCACCAAAAATTAACTCATAATAACCATTAGGAACTTCTTTAATTTGATAGTATGTTGAGTCATTTTCTATTTTAACAGCTTTTTTAATATCAGTATATGTGTCAAAAAGTGTTGAACCTGCAGTTGGAAATACGCGTATTCTTAATGTAGTAGTATCTAATGTGACATCGGGTATCACATATATTTGAGTATCAGATGTATCTCCTACAAAAAATGTTTTAGTTTTTTCTGTTCCTTCAAATACAGGTATTCCAGTTCCATTAGTAGAGTTTAAAAATTGATATATTCCGTTTCCATTGTCATTAGCAGAAAACGACTCTCTTGTCTGAAAAGTATACGAAACATCATCAACGCTAGTTGTAAACTGAGTATTTCTTGGAAGTATTATAGCTGCAGGCCGCGGTGTTGTAGTGATACTAAGTGATAAATCTAAACTTGCTTCAGATGAAACATAAGACCTTGGAGTATAACCTAATCCTTCTGCTAGAGACGCAACTGAACTTCTTAATTGCGCAGTATTAATAAAAGATTCGTTTAACGCAAAGTTAGCGTTTAATCCAGTAAAATGCGTGTTATATGCTAAAACATCTAATATATTACTTAAGCCAGAAGCCTCAAAATCATAATCTTGAAATTCAGCTTGTTGTTTTAAATATTCTTTTAATTTACTTTTTATAGTGTCAAAGTCTAATTGAGTTGATTTAATTGTTGTTGCCATTATCTTAACCTTGTTAAATCTATATTAGTAGTAACAGTTTCATTTGTATTAATTACTTTAAAGGTGACTGAAACTTTTATTTCGTGTGAATCTTCGTTTAAATTAGTAGCTATATTTAGAACTTTAGCTCTAGGTTCAAATATCTCAATTGCTTGAATTATTTGTTCTTCTAAATCTTCATCATCAATATCAGTATTTAAAGCAAATAATAATGAATTTAGATTTCCACCAAATCTAGGTTGAAATGGCTTTTCACTAAAATTAGTAAGTAATAAATTTCTTACTGCTTGTTTTACAGCTGCAGCATGTTGTTTCTTAAATATATCACCTGACGCTTTTTTAGTAAAAGACAAATCAATATCTAAAGATGACCTTGTTTGAGAAGTAAGAATAGTTTTACTTCCTATGTTTCCATCTTCTACTGCAAAAGCTCTAATTGGCATATTATTTCCTTTTGTTCTATTTATACAATTATGTAGTAGGTAATGCTTCCATTAACTCATTAGTTACTTGAGAAAAGTTATTATATCTAGTTTCAATTTTATTAGTGTAAATTACTTCCCATGGCGGTGTTATTTCTGGCATTATTATAATAATTTGAGCATTTAACGAATCATCTGGATTATAATTATCATAATCTAATATCATTTTTTCAAATTGTATATTATCTTTAAAATATACAGCCAAATCAAATGTTTTTTCTATAGCTATTTCACCTTTTTCATTTATTAATTCATAAACAACGGCTCTACCTCTAGACATTAAATAATTAATTCCATCACTAACATCTAAGTCTTCACCTATTTCAGGTCTATATAGACCTTCTACTACTTGCAGTCTAAAATCTTTAAATTCACGAACAGCTTTATGAGAGTTTACCGCTTTTAAAATACGTGTGTGCAATGTATATTGTTTAGCTAGGTTTAGTCTTTCGCCATCATCAAGAATATGAGTTAAAGTTACAGGATCGCCTACTCCACCTAAAAATGTAGCCATGGTAATTCCTTCGGCCAATCGTGTTCTACTTGATATAGATCCTTCTTGAAACACTGGATTAAATTTAGCATCTGGTAAAGCATCAGTTTTATTTACGCTATTAGGAGTACCTATAAATCTTTCCATAGGATTAGCTGGATTTCCCATAATTGTACTTGGAATTCTAAGACTTTTTTCATTTGAAACTATTCTGTCAACTGTTAGTATTGCTTCTCGAGAAAAAAATGGTGATAATATGCCTTCAGCAATACAAGCTCCTGTAAAAGTTTCGTTATTAATATTATTTGGATCTCTTAACTTTGATCTTACTTGACGTGTAGTTAAATCTGTTTTTGATACTCCACCATAATGATCTAATCTATTTAACCTGTTAAATAAACCTTTTGATGTATCGATATCTACTCTTTTTATTCCTATTGAAGAGTTTTCTAACGCGTCGTTTAATAAAGAAGTTGTTGGCTCTGCTGTAACTTTATTTGTTGCAGTTGTAACTGTTGGTGTTCCGCCCGTGCCAGCAGGTCCTGGAACTGCAGTTCCAGCTTTATTTGCTTCATTTGCTTTTTCAGCTACACCATTTAAATCTCCGTGAAATGTTGTAGCATGGATTGAAGTTGAATTAATTCTTGGAATGTGCGCAGTTTTTCCATAATATACCATATCAGTACCTCCAATAGTTCCACTATCACCTAGCATTGCTAAAGATGATGCAGCAATATTCACACTTTTTGATGAGAGTGTAATTTCTTTTTCAGCTGTCATAACTAGTGTACCACCAATATTTTGTGCTTGATCTTCTCCTACAAATAATCCATTTGATTTTTTTATAATACTTGTATTATTTCCATGTATAAATGTTGTTGCATCTATCCCTATTGTTTCTGATTTACTTTCAATTATTTGAACTTCTTTACTTCCACCAATATCTTGTTTATAACCTCTTTTTATTGTTTGATCAACATCGCCTTCTACTTTTACATTAAAATCTCCTCCGACTTCTAAATCAAAATCTCCAGAAACTTTTAATTTTAAATTTCCATTATAATGAAGTTCACCATCGCCATCAACAATAACTTTTTCGTCATGAGCTGTTACTCTTATTGTGTTAGCCACTGAACCATATACTACAGTTCCATCTGCTCTCATTTCTACGCCTGAACCAGTTCTATGCCTAATCATAACACGCTCACCACCAGGTGTATCATCAGTTTCTATAATGTGTCCAGAAGCAGTTTCTTTAACTTGAGAATTAGGATATATTGATGCTGGTTCTTCTTTTATTTCTAGATCTATATCTGCAGATGCTCCGCCTAATTCAACGTTTACTCTAGTTGTTCCTCTTGCTTTATCATTCACTGAAGGCGAATTAATAGAACCTTGTTTAGGATAACTTCCTGTTCTATCAGCAAAACCATTTCGATTATTATTAATCGAAGCTTTGCTAAAATCTTTATTTTCCATTGGCATAATATTGTCTCTTTATTTTATGAAGTTAAATTTATCTGTTAATTGACTTAAATTATCAAAATTTAATTTTTTAATGTTTTCATCAAAGCCAGCTGACAATCCATCAGTTGCTCCAAACAAAGCTTTTGCATTTTTATCACCTAATATCTTACTAGCATCTCCTCTAGCTTTTGTTATATTAGCTTCCATCTCAGCTTTAATATCCCCTTTGTTTTGTTGAATCTCTGTTAATGCAGTTTTCATTTCAGCTTGAGCTTCTTCTAAGGTTACTACCTTTTTGTTACCTGTAGCAGGATCAATGTTTTCATAGTCTTTAGTGATTTTAGTAGGGCTAAATGATTCTTCTGTTTTAAGCTTAGTAGTTGTAGGCTTTGCTACTTCTGGTGGTTTAATTAGCGCTTGTTGTGCTCTAGATATTTCTGCAGATCTTGAATCAGCTGGATCTATTGTTAAAACTTTACCGTATTTTTTTCTTATTGCTTCAATATCTAAGCCTGGCGCAATATAATCTGAATCAATTTCATATACGCCTATTAATTGAATTTGATACATATACGCTAATATTCCAGCGCAAACAGTATCTAGTGTGGCTGCTTGTTGAGTTGTAGGAGGATTAGTTTTACCTGCTATAATAAGAATGTATATACCTTTATTGGCATAATTGTCAAATACAGGGTCAAGTGTTTCTCCTAAAGGTCTTCCTTTTTTACATGTGCCATCTCTTTCAATTACAAAATGTGCTTGTAATCCATATAATCTAGAATTTAAACCTTCTAACTCTTTACGCGCTTCAGTTGATGCTTCTGTTGGAGTTTTACCAGCTGATGTAAGAGTAGATATTTCGTCATCTAAATCAATTTTTTTCATTTCTTCATGAAGACCTGGCGTATCAAAATCAACTAAGTCATCAGTTGTCCAGTCAACAATTGCAAAAGTAAAAGCATTTATACCTTTACCAGTAACTCGAGGATGCCCATCTAAATAATTACATAATTTATCTAAAGACCCTAGTGTTTCAAAGTTATAATCGCTGGAATTAGTAAGATAACCTTTCCAATTTGATTCAGCTTCTGCACTAGATACTTCATCTTTTCCAACAACTGGTTGCATGTTAGGTGTTAATTTACCTTTACCCATTGCTTTACTCATATTAGTATTATAATCAATTTTTCCTGTAACTGAATTAGTTCCGGGCATTAACTCTTTTATAACTGCCGGGTTTGCAATTTCTTCTGCAGATAATTTAAGACCTGATGAAATATTTGATATTGGTAAATTTATATCACCTGGAATACCTGGTGGTGTTAAACCTTTTGCTGCAGCTAATATATTTGGTTGTACATTTACATTAGATCTAGCACCAGCTGGGCACATATCTAATATGTTTCCGAAAAGATCTTTAAGGCCTAAACCACTTCCTGCATTATTACTTAATTGTGCTCTTGCTTTTATAACTTCTTTTTGTTTTGTAACAATATTTTTAATTGGATCTGTGCCTGCTTCTTTATCATCTGAAGCTTCTTCAGCTGTTTTTAAAATTTTGTCTGATAGTCCTGAAGGAATAAAGAATTTCATTTGCTCTTTAAGATTATTTTTATTTATTCCTGGCATATGTTTTTTAAATGTATTTTGTATTTCGTTTCTAGTTCCATTTACAAAAACTGCTTTATTTAAATTAGTATCTTTCATACTCGAAGATTTTAAAAGATTTCCTAGCACAGTTGTATTTGTAGATTGTTTATTAGCAGATCCATCGCCAGCACTTTCTAATAATTTTGTTACTCTAGGTCTATCAACAAAATTAGCCGTAGGTTTAGCTCCACCTACTAAACCCATAAATCCAGATACAACTTTACCAGGATCATTAACTATAGCTGTATTGCTTATTTTAAATTTAGCTTTTTCATTTTCAGCTGTAGCTTTTTCTGCACCTCCGACATTTGCTAGTAAATTAGCTCTTATATCTCTAAGAAAGGGTGCATTTTCAGTGGCTTGTTGAAACTCATCTTCAGAAACATTTCGAATAAATTCAATTCTAATATACGTATAATTATTATTTAAAGTCACAGAAGATTTATTATGGGTATAGTCTACACCTTTATATAACAAGCTCGAGCTTAAAGATCCAGTTCCAGCTCTAATCTCAATAATTTCTGCAATGTCGTCTTTAGGTCCAAAATTAAAAGTTCTTCCATCAAACTTTCTATGTTTTCCTAAAGGCCCTTTACCGAAAGCAATTGATTTTCCTTTTAGTTCTATTGTTTCTGATTCACTCATAAAATTACTACCTCAGCTCCAACTCCAAGTTTTTTTATAGTTTCTTGCGCAAATGCTATTCGTTGATTAGTATGAGCTAAAGCTTTATTTGGCCTTTCATACTTATCTTGAAATACAATAGTTGCTTCTTTAACTGTTTCAGCTTTTCTAAGTTTTCCAATTCCTAAATACGGTAAAGTTTCTAGCTCATACTTTACAAATCTAATTTGTGTTTCAATAAGTCTATGAGATTGACCAATGCTTGCAGCAAACTTCATTAATTCTCCAAACCTATCTCCTGCTTTTTTGGCAGGATTCCATTGCGCAATTCCAAACGATCCTTCATTTTGAAATCCAGAAACAGCAGCTGGATTAATATCTCCACGATTAGTAGTAGCTCCTGATTCTACACAAAAATTACCTATCATACCTGCAGCCTGTTGCGGCGTAAATTGACCACCAGCTGGTGATATAAAAAAATTAAATGCTTTTTCAATATTTGTATTTCCATTTAATTCTATAGTTACGTCATTAACAACTTCTTGTACAGTATTTCTTTTAGTTTCTATTTTTGGAATAGATCCTAATACTAATGGCAATTGTGAATTTCGACCATCTAAAAATATTCCGAACACTTGAGCTCTAACTTTTAATTGTGAATTACTTCCTTGACCTGAACTGCCATCTTCAGTTACAGGTATGTTAACTTGAGCCCATGGCAAATCGTCATCAGGTATGTCATTAACATCTGCAGAATGTAATCCCTGTATTCTTACTTTAACTCGATCTAATTTTAAAGGATCTATATTATTAACAACAAATCCTATAAACCATCTTGCATTATCACCGTAAAATTCTTGCATTATATATCAGCCTCTACACCTAATGATGCAACTCTTCCACATATTAACTCAGAAGTTATTTTTTGGCCATTAAATACGTGCTTAGCACTCATAACTATATAATCTCCAGATTTTTTTAAATCAAGTTTAGCTACTTTATTTTCAATTACTGTATTTGTATCTAAGAATCTAATACGAATAGTTTTACCAATTGTGTAGTTTGCATCACCTGTTAAAAATTCTCGTCCTCTTACAGTAATTGTTATAGGTGATTTAGTAATAAATTCTTTTAATGAATTTCTATTTATGGTTTTTGTTTGACCTCCGCCTGTAGGTTCATCATTATAACTTTGAAAATTAGTCCCAACTGTCTCATATGCGCCAGATGACGATATTTGAGAAAATACTTTTGAGTCATAACTTCCAATTTTTTTATCTTTAACTTTAAATTCAGGTGAATGATTATATCTTGAATTTTCTCCGCCTAACAATTCTTTTGTAATAAGACCTTGAAATACTTTATCGACGTCATAAGAGATCTCACTAGGAACGCCTCTAAATGTGTCGTAAAAAACGTATTTAGCTCCAACGTTACCGTTTCTCATTATTTTAAGTAAATTTTCTGTTTTACTGTATTCATATTCTTCTATTAAATAATGTTTTATTTTGTTACTAGTGGATGCACTTGGTGCATAAGTATATGGCGTTTCAGTGTTTATAGCTTGTTGAGTTAACATTTTTTCTAAGTCTTTTAATACTAAATTGTCAGTGCCTAATGTAGAAAACAAATAAAAAGGAAGACCTTCTTTTGTACTTGCTCGTTGTGTTAACCACAATGCTGCTTCTATAGGATGCAAATTAGGAATTATAACTTTCATATTTTGTATGTCGTCACTGCCATCAACCATAACTTCTTTTGTTATATGATTTTCAATAACTTTTTTAATCATTTCTGAAGGTGATCCGTTATATGATTTATTAACATTTTGTGCTGAAGATTCAAATACATGAAATTCAATACAATGTAAAAAAGCAATTTCAGTTCTTTCGTCAACACGTACTACTTTTTCAATTTCATCTACTAGAAACTCTTTTGTAATATCATGACCAGTTATAGTTTCTTCTAACTGCTGTATTGTAATTGTTAATTTTTCTCCACCTTGGAAATCAATCTGTTGCAACAGATTTTGTTCTTCTTTGAATGAAAGTCTCATTGTTAAATATGGCTTTTCTATATGCTCATATATAATCATTTCTGCTACAGCAGCCGTTATTTCAATTTCAGTGTCAGTTCTAGTTGAACTGATTACTGCTTGTTTTATAAGATAATCGGTACCTGATTCAATACTGTTTTCCATTTAGCCTCTTATCGATTTTTTAAAACTTGAAACAATACTATTAATTAATTCTGGTTTAATTACTTTTATTTGTCTTAAATTTGAATTTACATTAAAATATATTTCTTCGAATGTTTGACCAGTTAAAAGCGCGCCTGGACCAACTGTTGGATCTATATCAACTATTTCTCCATCACCATTTATATAATGACTTTCTGATAAATATTCTTTTTCACTTGAAACAGAAACTAAATTTTCTTCAGTTCCTTCTGAATTAATAGATATATAGTTTTCTCCTGAAGTTGTAAAAGTAATATCACCTTCTATGAATATTTGCCCTAAGTTTATATTTCTTCTAATAATTTTTCCTGATTTACCAGAAGTGTTACCAGTTATAGTTTGACCAATTTTAAATTTATTAGCTAAATCACTATCTCTAGTAGTTATTGTAGTATTAGGAAAAGATTTACGTATATAATTTGTAAGCTCATGGTTGTTTAAAGGCCAACCTTGTTCTCTTAAATTATCATTAAGTAAGTAAAAAGTCCAATAATGAAGTGGCGTATCATATAATTGAATTGAAACTTGATCTGGTCTAAAACCTTCTTGTATAGTATGGCCATTAGCAAATGTAACATTATCTTTAACTTGATCAATAACATCACCGTATAGAGATATATTTTGAAATACAACTTTATCGGTTTCGTTTCCAAAATTATAATTTATATTATCAAATTCATTAAAATATAACATTAGAATCCTTTCTTTATATCCGCTGATGTGAGTGTTTTATGTTCTACAAAGGCCATCGTAATATCTATTTCGTTCGGCTGGCCATCTTTACGTAGTCCTCCTCCAGTAGAATTAGTGGTTGCTGAAAAAGTTCTTAAATAACACTCTTTAATTTTAGGAAACTTTTTATTAATTCTTCCATTAAACTTAAATGCAATCTTAAATGCATTTGGAAAATGATAACCTAAATCAACACTTGATGTGCCAAAACTTACTGGAAACCCTTCAGGATATAATTCTGTTCTAAAATGTTTTATTATTTTTTGTATGACATCTGCTTCTTCAGGCGATGTAGGTATTAATTTAAATTGAAAAGAAAATTCACGTATGTTTACTCCTTGAAACACAGCTCTTACATTAGGATTTACTGTAAATCTATTTACTAAAGCTACAGCATTTCTTAGACTTGGTACTGGATTAAATCTAGAGTTAACTTTTGCGATTGATTGCTTCATTGCGTTTATAGCAGCTGGTGTTGTTTTTTCTTTTCCAGTAATTGTATCAAGTAAAGCTTTACCTTCTTCTTTCAATGCACCCATTGCTGCTTCCATGCCACTCATTCCTCCTTCGAGTCCAGCCATTACTGAAGCTCCTGCTTGCCCTAAAGATGCATTTTCATAACCAACACCGTCTAGAAAAGCCATACTTGGCGGAAAATATAATGTTATTGCTGGTGCGCCTTTTTTAGGAAAAAATACAGCTCCAGAATTTGCAGATTTGCTTTCACCTTTAACAGCAGCTGCTTCAGTTGCAGTGTCTTTTCTAGCCATAAAATTTAATGCAGCCGCATCATCACCACCAGAAATTCTATTAGCTGCAGCTCCGTCATCACTAAACGTTATTGGTTGATTTGTTGCGCCTAAAAATGCGGCATTAGCGTCGTTTGCTTGCTGAAATCCTGTATTCATTCCTCCGAAATCATCCACTTTACCTAATCCAGCAGCTTGATTACGTGCGTCATCTGCGCTTTTAAGCCTAGCTTGTTTTAAATTATCGTCTTGTTGCTTTGCATGTAATTTATCTGTAATACCTGCAAATGGAGATTTATATTCCATAGTAGTAAATGTAACAGTAGATGCATAAGCTGGATTACCACCAACGTCAAGAGGATATTCTAATTTTGAACCTCCACCGCCAAAAGCGCTAAATAAAGAACCAAGTAAATTTTGCCCTGCTTGAGCAAAATCATCAAGATCAGCTTCAATATTAGACATACTACTAATAGGATTTTTTAATCCAGTGCTTTTTATTTTTTCACCAAGTGGTCCTACTTTATCGAATATTTCCATATTTAATCCTTATAGATATTATTAAGATCTTATTTTTATATTTATAACGGATTTCATGGGATATTCAGGAAGATATCAAGTCAAAAATAAATCAAAATACAAAGGAGATTCATCTTCGGTTGTATACAGATCGTTATGGGAGAAAGCTGCATTTAATTGGTGCGATAGTAACGATAAAGTAAAAGGATGGAGTTCAGAAGAAGTTATCATTCCATATTACTATGACGTTGATAAAAAGTATCACAAATACTATGTTGATTTAAAAATAGTGTTTGAAGAAAAAACGATCTTAGTTGAAATAAAACCAGAAAAAGAAACTGTTCCACCAGTAAGTGCAAAAAAAACTAAAAGATATATTGCCGAAGGTCTTACTTATGTAAAAAATATGAATAAGTGGGAAGCTGCAAATGAATATGCACAAGATCGTGGTTGGGAGTTTCATGTATGGACTGAAAAAACATTACAAGAAATGAAACTATTGCATAAGCCAGTTCCTGGAAAACTTAAGAAGTATACTCCAATGAAACCATTTCGAAAAAAGCGTAAGAAAAAGATATAAATAGATTCATGAGTAACTTATTTCAAAAACTAGAACTCGAAGCTTTTCGAAAAGGTATCACACCTCGTACGCAAGAATCGCGTGATTGGTTTCGTAAACGTGTACAAAGATTAACGAGAGTTAACCGTCAGTCTTTGATGAGAGAAGATGGAATAAACAAAGTAAGTACACCATTACTTGGTAGTATGCTTATGTTTTTCTATGATCCTAAATTAAAAGACAAACTTCCATATTACGATACATTTCCATTAGTAATACCAGTTGAAAAAGCAGAAGGTGGATTTAGAGGTTTAAATCTGCATTATATTCCTCCTGTTTTACGAGCAAAGTTTTTAGATAGTTTACTTGATGTTGTTAATAATAAAAAGTATGACGAATCAACTCGTTTTACTTTAACATACAGATTACTTAAAGGTGCTGCTAAATTTAGATACTTTCAGCCATGTTTTAAACATTACTTATTGGATCATGTTAAATCTAGATTTGCTCAGGTGCCAGCGCCAGAATGGGAAATAGTAACTTTTATGCCAACCGCAAGCTGGAAAAAAACTTCAGCTGGTAGAGTATACTCAGATTCAAGAAAGATAGCAAATGGCCAATAGTATAGATGAAATAAAAGCACTTGCAAATACTAAATTAGGTTTTGCAAGACCTAATAGATTTTTAGTTACAATGCCGACTAATTTTGGTGGAGGTGGTGGTCTTTTAGGTGGAATATTGGGGTTTTTAAATTTAGGCGGTGGTGGCGCATCAGGTCGAGAATTAAATATATTATGCTCAAATGCAACATTACCAGCTAAAACAACATTAACAAACGATAGAAGAATAGGTATGGAGTTTCAAAAAGTAGCTTATGGCTATGCTGTTGATGACGTATCTATGACATTTTATTTAATGAACGACTACGGAGTTAAAGAATACTTTGACGCTTGGCGCAATACAATAATACCAGAGCAAGGTGCCAATGCATTTACAACAAGCTATAAAAGTGAATATGCTAGAACTATTAGTATACACCAATTAAGACAACCGTTAGCAGGATTTAGCAAACAAATAGGGCCAATAAGATTTAATGCAGGTATTGGAGGAGGTTCAGTATATTCAGTAGATTTACTAGAAGCCTTTCCTGTATCAACCAGCGCAATAGAATTAAATAACGAACTCGATGGATTAGTGCAATTAAATGTATCATTTGCATATACAAATTGGGTTAAATCACAAAGTGGACAAGGATTCATAAATATGGATATAGATACACCACTTGGTGGATTAGATATACTTTAAGGAGTGAAATGAATGAGTTTACCAAAACTTAATAATGTACCAAAATATAAAACAATAATACCTTCAACAAATCAAGAAATAGATTTTAGACCGTTTCTTGTTAGAGAAGAAAAAATATTACTTATTGGATTAGAATCACAAGATCCAGTACAAATAGCAACTTCAATATTAGATACTGTTGTATCATGCTTATACGGTGAAATTGATAGTAATAAATTAACATCATATGATATTGAGTATTTGTTTTTAAAAATACGATCTAAATCAGTAGGAGAAACTTCAAATCTTGTATTGAAGTGCAGTTCGTGCGAGGCTGAAAATGAAGTGTCTGTTAATCTAGAAGACATAACAATGGAAGTAAAAATAACAAATAACACAGTAGAAATAGCAGATGATATTTCATTAGAAATGACGCATCCTACATTTAAACAAATTTCAAATAGTGATGCTGCTATTGAAACATCGCCTACAAATCAAGTATTTGCTTTAATCAAAGAATCAGTTGTAGCAGTTTTAACTAATGATGAAAGAATTGTTGTAAAAGATATTGATAAAAAAGAATTTCAAGATTTTATTGAATCTATGACTCAAGATCAATTTAGTAAAATACGAGCTTACATTGAATCAATTCCAAAATTATCTCATGAAGTAAAATTTGATTGTGTAAAATGTAATGAAAATAATAATTTAACAGTGGAGGGTCTGCAAAGTTTTTTATAATTTGTCTATCTCATAATTCATTAGCTAATTATTATCAAACCAATTTTAGTCTAATGCAACATCATAAGTATTCACTAGATGAGATAGACCATTTGATACCCTGGGAAAAAGACGTTTATATTAATATGTTAGTTGATCATATAAAACAAGAAGAAACTAAGCACACGAAAGAGTAGAATAATGGCAAGATCATATAGTACACTTGGAGATGTAATAGAGCAACTTAAAGTAAATAATAGTTCTACTATCGATACAGCTCACGCTGTTGATAGTTTAAATAATACGTTATCTAGGCAGTTTGTAAAACAAGCTCGAGCTGATTTAGAAGCTTCAAGAGAAAAACAAACAAAATCTGGTTTAAAAAATAATACTTCTCCAGTATCATCTCCAAAAGCTTCAAAG